CAATTATGACTATCTTTCTCAATATGTATTTTAAAGCGTTTTAAGAGGTCTATTCCTGCGTTGATACTATCAGCACCTTTTAAACTTGGTCTTACGTTAAAACCCATTCTACGTAGTTCCTCAATCAATCTTGGCTCTGCACTATCAAAGTATATTGTTTCTCTTTGTATTCCTATCTCTTTCCACTTTCTACTAATATCATAGGTAGTCATTTGTGTTTGATAAATATGTTCTTTAATGTAGAGATTGTGTTCTTTTCTATAAACAGAAACTAAAGTTGTAGGGTCATTTGAATATCCTGCATCTGCTCCATAACTTATAAACTCTGCATCGTGTGGTATGTGGTTAACCTCTGTATAATTAAATATAGTAGCTTTAGAGATACCTTTTAAACCTAAACCATATATTTGCCAATACGTTTCATCTGTATCTTTTAAACGTTCTATTTCATCTACAATACTTTTATTTAAAAACATATTGTCTAAATAGGTAGTAATAAAAAACTCTGCATCTTCTCTTGGAATTACTTTGTCATATATCCAATGGTATTCATCTGATGGGTTAAAGTCAAGAATTATTTTATCTTCTGTACGGAATACTAACTGCTGCCAATCTTCAAAATCTAATTCGTTTGCTTCATTTATAAATAGTAAGTTTCTTTTTCGACCTCTTACCTTTTGTGGTTGGTCTAAAGATATGAACTCAACAAGGTTTCCATTTAATTTATATTCGTGGTTTGACTTATTGTGTTCTGCTTCTGAATAAGAATTATATTGCTTTAGTATATCTAAAAAATCACGCATAACAGAAGAACGAACTGCAGGAAATGTCTTTCTACAAATAGTAATAGTTTTACCTGTGTTTTCTAAACAGTATTTAAAGATAATATAAAGCAAAATGTTATAAGTCTTTCCAGACCTTGTACCACCTTGCTCTATTGTTATTTTTTTATCTGATTGTAGGAGATGTTCAAAAACTACATTAGTCTTTATCTTCACGTTTTATAATTTCTATTTCAAATTTAGTAGGCATACCATCTGCTCCTGTTATTTCTTGTCTTTGACTATACCCTCTATCTTTTCCTTTTCTTTCTAAATAAAATTTAGTGCTATCTAATTTAATTCTTTCATTCTTACTTCTCATTAAAGAATATAAACCCTCCTCTGCAACATCAAAGTTTTGGTCTTTTATGTCGTTCAACCTATCCATATCTTTCTCTGCTCTTTCTTTGACTGCTTGTCTTGAATAAGATACGTTAAATTGCTTTTCTATTGCTCTTGCAGTTCTTGCATACAATCCAGCATTCTCTCTTAATATTGTCCAAAATTCTTTATCTGATACTTTCATTTTGTTAGGTTTTGACAAGGTAAATAAATACATCTATCAGCATCAATCATAAGCATATTGATAGGTAAATTATATTCTTTAATAACATTATTAACTTCTTTTTCTATTTGAGGGCTTATAAGAACTAATCTTGGTTTTTTAGTTAAAGATAATTTAGTTTTATAACCATAAGAAAGTAATTGTGATACACCTGTTAGTAAATCGTTTCTATTGTTTTTACCTGTTTTTATTTCAATACAAGTTCCACTACCATCTTTATGCCATATCATAATATCAAGAATTAAATGATTTTTTCCAAACTTAATTCTAAATTGATTTTCAATTCTACTTATTTCCCCCCACCCACAACTATCTGATATATCGTAAATATTATCTAAAACGTGTTGTTCTAAATCAGTTTCTTTACCCTTAAATTCGTATTTAGGTTTTAAATCTATCTCTATATTCATTCTTTCATAATTTTATTAAAATAAAACAAAGAACTAACAAACTTTGTTTTGGATTTATAAGCACTTTGAACTATACTTATATTAAATAAAGAACGTTTTAGTTTTTAAATTAATTTTATTCTATAAAGTCATTACAAATAACTCCGTTTCTTTTTACTTTTATTGTTGGGTCTAATTTAATCATTCTTTTTATAATTACATCACAATATTTAGGGTCTAATTCCATTCCGTAACATTTTCTTTTTAATTGATGTGCTGCTACCATTGTAGAGCCAGAACCTAAAAATATGTCAAGAATAGGTTTTTTATCTAAATAATCAATACACCACTCGATAACTTTTACTGGCTTCATAGTTGGGTGTTGTTTTTTTTCGCCTCCCCAATGATGAGATAACATCCTACAATTTTTACCAACGTTACTCCAAGCCAATTCAAATTCAGAAAAACTCAATCCATCATTTTTTTTATGCCAACATAGCCAATCGTTATTTACTGGTAATTTATCTGCAAAATAATTACCACCCCAAATTATAGCTTTATCAACTAAATTTAATACATAATAAAAATTAGGAACTTCAACATCCCAATCTCCACCTCTATGAAATTTCTTTTTACCAGTACCAAGAGTTTGTTTATTTGCGTTTATACCATAAGGGGGGTCTGTTAATAAATTAACATCACATTTATTAATTAATTTTTCAACCTTATTTACATCTGTACTATCGCCACAAAGTAATCTATGCTCTCCAATCTCGTATAAATCGCCTAAAACAGTTTTAGCTTGTTCTGGAAGTGCTTCATCAAAATCATCTTCTTTAGCTTCTAAAACTTCTTCTTCTTCAAATGGCATAAATTCTAAACCCCAATCTTCCAACTGTTGTGTATCCCATTCGTTGCCTAAAATATCCCAATCCCATTCTCCAAAACCTACATTATCTTTTACAATAAATTCCCTTTGTTGTTTCTCTGTTAAGTCATCAGCTTTCAAAACCCATACCTCTTTTAATCCTGCTTCCTTACACGCTTTTAAACGCATATTTCCACCAAGCACAACCATATCACTATTTACTACAATAGGTCTTAACTTTAGCATTTCAGGAAATTCTTTTATAGATTTTACAAGTTTCTTAAATTTATAATCCTTTATAAATCTTGGATTGTTTTCATTAGGTTTAACCTCTTGAATGTTTATTAGTTGCATATTAGTATATAGTTAAATGTTAATTATTTTATTAAAGTCCACAGTACCCACTATCACACTCGTTAAAGTCATCATCGAATAATTCTGTTTGTGTTTTCCATTTTATAATATCTTTGTACATTATATCACTTCTCCATTTACTTTTGTCTGTTTCTTGGTCAGAAAACCATTTCATTTTTTCTGGATGTTTACTGCTCATCTTTTTTAATAATAACGGACTTCTCCACCAGCATCCAACACAATTATTCATATAAGCAAATCTAACATCTTTGCCTTTCCAAAACTCTTCTATTGTATCTTTATAAATGTTATCTGCTATTAAAGGAAATTGTGGTTTACAATACTTGTATTCTGCCCAAGAATTTCTTCCATCTTTTAAAGTTGTAAATGTAGCTTTAACTTTAGTGAAACCCTCATCATCAGTTTTACTCATCATTTTTACTGCTCTCCTTGTTTCATTTGCTCTATATCCAAATCTCATAAATACTGGTTCTTTTATTTCTTCATACATCCAATATAAGATAGGCATTGTTTTCAATTCAGTTGTACAATACCTTGCCATTTTATTGGGTAAGTATTTAGTTCCTTTCTTTGTTTTTATAATAGCATCATCAAATGTCTTTCCAGTAACCCAATCAATTTTATAACCTATAAACTGCTCTAAATCTAACATAGTGTATATAATCATATCTTCTTCAAGAGTTCCTATAAACTCTGTACCTAATCTATCAGATACTTCTTGTCTTATCTTTTTATCAGGAAAAATACAATTTTTATCACTCGTTCTTACCAAAGAAAACACATTGTAGTCAGCTGGGTAATTAGCTGCTATGTAGCTTGATGTTTTACCACCGCTTAAACTATTTACTGTTTTCATTAATCTAATTTTAAAAAGTCTGCAGATGCGTGTTCCATAAACCATTCTTGGTTCTCTATGTATTTATCTATTATTGCATCAATCATTACCAACTCATCTATATCCGAGTTTTTAATCTTATCCATTAACGTTCCAATCTTTCTTAATACGTTTGTTGTCATCTCTTGGTTGTTTAAGTACACAGTATTGTAATCATCCTGTACGTAATTCTCTAACATCTTTAGAAACTTATTACCTTGATTTTTTAAGTTCTGTTTGTACTTGTTTGTGTTCTGTAAATCTTCTATTGCTTCAATAGTTAATTGACCTAATAATACTACTTTTAAGTAATCTAATTGTTTATCGTTTTTCATACTATTCTGTTTCTATTCTTGTTTCTATTAAATTTAAAGTCTTATGTATAGTATCAAAATATTCTTCATTTCTTCTACTTACTTGTTGTCTTTTATCTGTGCTTAAATTATTTAATTTAGAATAAACATCTTCTAACTTCGGCATCATTCTTAATGCTTCTGTTTTTTGTTCTAATTGCTCTGATAACTGTT